TGATGGAAATAAGTCAATTTTTCTAGATAACACACCTTTAGAAAATACCGATGGTTCTTCTAACTTCGATGATGTAATTATAAAAACTAAAAGTGGAACACCAAATCAAACAGTTTTAGATGGTTTTGTAGAAGCTTCAAATATAATAAGTAATCCACAAAGCGGGGTTGAAATTGATAGTACAGGGCAAACATTTACTATTAGTGATCCAAGTGTTGACTCTGTCATTTTTTTAATTAGTGTTCCAACATTGCAAAAAATTAAAAATAATGGTGACACTCTAGGAACGGAATTTAAATTTCAATTTCAAAGAAGTTTAGCTAATGGAGCTTTTAGTAATATTCTTGGAGAACAAACTATAAATGGTAGAACAGCAGATCTTTACCAAAAACAATATGAATTTGATATTAGTGGAATAGCAGAAAATCAATTTCCTGTTCGCTTCAAATTAAAAAGAACTTCTGATGATGATACAGCTTTTATGAATGGAGATGATGAAGATGGCAACCCTAATTCTGATACATTTATTAGTCACACAAGTAAATTTTATGTTACATCACATACTCTTGTTAAACAGCAAGGAGCAAATCAATCTGGCACTTATACACACGCTGGAACTACAATAACAATAACTACAAGTGCTAATCATAATTTAGAAGTTGGCGACAGTATTGGTTGCGAGTTTACTGGGGGTACAAATAACAAAAGGATGACAGTTGCTTCTGTTGTTACAGATAAAAGTTTTACAGCGCAACACACACAAAGTAGGAATGGATCAGGTAATGTTACTTTTGGAAGAAGATTTAATTATCCAGACTGCGCTTTAGTAGGGCTAAGAATAAATGCAGAGCAGTTTAATTCAGTACCAAAAAGAAGTTATCTAATAAAAGGTATAAAAGTAAAAATTCCAAATGGGGTAACTGTTGACTCAAATAACGGTAGAATTATTTATCCTCCTGGGTATGTTTTTAATGGAACACTTGGAGCAGCGCAATGGACTACAGACCCTGCTTGGTGCTTATTTGATCTTTTAACAAGCCAAAGGTATGGTTGTGGAGATTTTATAAGTGCTAGTGAGTTAGATGTTTATAGTTTTTACGCAGCGTCTGTTTATTCATCAGAAAATGTTACTTTTCAAGACAGGTTAGGTAATGGTGTGGTTCAAACTATAACAGAACCAAGATTTAGTTTGAATGTAAATATTCAAACAAGACAAGACGTTTTTAAAGTGGTTAATAGTCTTTGCTCTGTTTTTAGAGCAATGCCTTTATATATGTCTGGAAATTTTAGTCTTATACAAGATAGAGCAGGGTTAGATCCAACATTTCAATTTACAAATGCAAATGTAACTCCAGAAGGTTTTTCATATTCTGGTAGCAGTTCAAAGACTAGAGCAACAGTAATAGTTGTTAAATATTTTGATATTGAATTGAGAGATGCAGCTTATGAGCAAGTAATTGATAATGATGCTTTACTTAGATACGGTGCAATTATTAAAAATATTAATAGTTTTGGGGTTACATCAAGACATCAAGCTAGAAGACTTGGTAAATGGTTTTTAACTACACTCGCCACTGAAACTGATGTTGTTTCATTTACAACCACAATTCAAGCTGGAGCTTTAATTACTCCTGGTCAAATTATTGAAGTAATGGATGATGTAAAATCTGGTGTTAGAAGAGGTGGACAAATTACTTCTGTTCAAACTGTTGGTGGGAATAGTGTTATTGGTATTGATAATGTACAAGACCTTCCAAATTTAACTGGTACTCTTGCAGGGCATTTAACTGTAATCCTTCCTGATGGTCAAATTAGTAAAAAACCAATAACTGGTAACGGTATTAATACAACAAATAAAACCATAACTGTAGTTAACAGATTTCAAAAGAAAATAAATGACGCAAGTGGCAATAAACCATTTTTAGAAAATACAAGACAACCTAATCCTGTCTATACCGATACTTTTCAAAATACTGATCCAAATGTTGGTTCTTTTTGGGTTATTGAAACTTCTGGAAATAATTCACAAATACAGTCTCAATTATATAAAGTCGTGGCAATAGAGGAGCAAGATGATTTTCAATATACTGTTACTGCTGTTTTGCATAATGAAAGTAAATATGCAGCAGTTGAACAAAATGAAGTTCTTGAACATAGAGATTTTACAAATTTAGATTTAGTACCAGCAAGTCCATCTGATTGGGCTACAGACTCTGGAGGAACTGTATATCCAATTGAGCAACTATATAAAGATAAAAATCAAGTTAAAGTAAGACTTTTAATTGCTTGGAAACCAGTTTTAGGTGTAAATCGTTATGAGCTTAAATATAGAAAAGATAAAGGTGGATTCATAACTGTTGAAATTCAAGATCCCTCTTTTTCAATAGATGATATAAATGTAAGCAAATCTGTAGGCAGTGCTAAATTTGATTTAAGAGTGAGAAGTATAAGTGGATCTGGGAAAAAATCTAATAGTCCTTTAATTAAAAATAACTTTTCAGTTGTTGGTAAAAACGCAAAACCATCACAAGTAAGCTCAGATTTTGCAGCAACATTAGATCCTAATTTAGGTGTTGTTTTATCTTGGACTCCAATAGTCGCCACATATCCAAATTTTGCTGACTTAGATATAAAAGGTTATAAAATTTACGAGGGTACTTATGGTACTGGCACTTTATTAGGTGAATATAATGCAACTTCAGTTGTTGTACCTACACTTCCATCAAGTGGAGATGCAAGTCAAACATATACAATCAAAGCCGTAGATGATGATGGAAATGAAAGCGTTAATGAAAGAGCAACCACCATAAGTTTTTCAGTTCCGAATGCTCCAGCAACATTAACTGGTTTTTATAGAGATGATAATTATATTTTAAATTGGAGTGCATCTGTTGTATCAGGAAATAGATTTGCAATTAAAGAATATGAGGTAAGAAGAGGTACAGATTTAATAGCAACAACAAATGCTTTATCATTTTCAGTTCCAGTTACTTGGCAAACTGCACAAACATTTAAAGTTCGAGCAATAGATATTACAGGTAGAGAAAGTACAGATAAAGAATTAAACGCACCTTATTCTAAAGCAGCAGCACCTAATATTATATATACTTACGAAGGTTCAAAAATTAGATTGTCTTGGGGAAAACCAACAGAGGGTGCAACAAAAATAAGAGATTATGTTATAAAAGCTAGTCCAACAAATAATACTGATTTTAATTCTGCACAAGATATAGATGTAACAAACACAGAAAGTTATTTGTTTGAGCCTAGTAGTGATGCGTCTTCAAAAACTTATTTAAACCCAGATAATCCCAGAAGATTTTTTATAGCAGCAAGAGATGTTAACGATCATCTTGGGGATGTTGGTCGTACTGGAATTACAAATTTTCCTGATGTTTCTTTGAGTAAGTCGCCAGCACCAACAAATCTAACGGCTGTTGTTAGAGGTGCTAGTGCTTTTGTTAGTTGGGATGAGGTTCCACTGCCAGTTATTACTAAAGACATTGGAACTGTAGTTAATGGTTTACCTATAGCTTTTTATAAAATTTATAGAGAAAATGCTGGAACGGCTGAAGCAGATATTGGATCACCTGATTTCCAACAAAACGGTACGGCAATAACAGAAGAGGTCATTTGGACAGATTCAACACAAAGATATTTTGTTCGTGCTGTTGATATAAATGGTAATGATGGCGAACTAGCATCTGCTGATTTTACAGTTGCTTTGCCATCAGCAGTAACTAATTTAACAAACGAAATTATTGATAATAATGTATTACTAAGATGGACAGAAAGTGCTGTTGGAGTTAACCAACTACCAATTAAACATTACAACGTATTTAGAGACTCATTAAGTGATTTAGTTGGTCAAAAATTAGGTACTTTTACAACAGTTTTTGAACAAGTTGGAGGGCAAAAAAGTTATATTTTAGTGCCTGTTAATACTGCTGGAAATCAGGCTGCTGCACCTCACGCTACTACAATTGCTGAAGTTAATGAACCTCCTGATTTTGTATTAACTGACGATTTTCAAAGCACTTTAACTGGAAGTAATGTAACAACTGTTAATGGATTTCTTGATGATGGTAGTTTATTCTTTTGTATAAATGGGAGTAGAACCTGGAAAGAACATTTTGACCCAAATGACAATGATACGTCTAGAACTTTTGGTGTTTATGGTGGCTCCACTGTTTATGCTTTACCTACTGAAAACTCAGGCAGCTTCGAGGAGGTTATAGACACACAAGCAACAATTGCTTCAACTAGAATTGAAGGCACACTTGGTACAATTGATAGTGAAAAGGTTGGTGATGGCTATAATGTAGTAAATAAAGTATGGATTGCCCCTGATGCTGGTGGTGGTGGTCAAGGTACTTTTGTATTAAAAGGAACTGGAACTGGTACGAGAATAAATGTTCTTGGGGAAAATTTTAGATTTATAAAAGTAAGATATGAATTTACAGGTACAAATAATGATGACTTAATTAAAGTTAATAGTAGTAGGGTAAAGCTATTTTTAAAACGTAAAACAGACCAGGGAAGGGTTACTATTTTAGGAAGTGCTGCTGGAGGTACGAATGGTGTTACTGTTACTTTTAATGAAACATTTATAGATGTCAATTCGATTCAATTATCAATACAAGGAAGCACAAGCGCAGCAAAATACGCTATTTATGATTTTGTAGATGCTGCAAATCCCGAACAAGGATTTAAAATATTTGTATTTACTACAACAGGAACTTTCCCTACGGCTAATACAACTGTAGACTTTACTGTAAGAGGTGTTTAAATGTCAGATTTTACAAAACCAGCTTTAAATAGCACATATACTAATTTTATTACGGAACTAAAGTTTAGAGATGAGGTTGTAGGCTCTTTATATTCATCAGATGTAGCTGTAACAGGTTTACCAGCAGATAATTCTAATCTTTGGGGTGTAAGGTCAATAAGGTGGAACGCAACTAACAACTATTTTCAACGCAGAAATGCAGCTAATAACGGTTGGGAAAGATTAGAAGGTGCAAGTGGAACTCATAAATTTGTTAATTTAGAAGCTGGCAGTATTACTGCAACATCAGCACTTTCTGGAGCTAGTATTAGTACAACTGGACAAGTGCAAGGAGCAAGAATAAACGTAACTGGTTCAACAAAACCAGCAAATGGCCTTTATTTGCCAACAACAAATGAAATTAGATTTACTACAAATAGTACTGACCGATTAACCATTGAATCGTCAGGTGAGGTCGGAATAAACACAGTTGACCCTGCATATACCCTCGATATTACTGGTACTTTTAGACTTCGTAATGGCTCTAGTGATAGTAGATTAGAGATTGGTACTGGTGGTACAGGTAATAGAAGTGCTTATATTGATTTAGTTGGAGATGGTACTTATACAGATTATGGGTTAAGAATAATTCGTACAAGTTCAGGAGCTAATACAGCATCCGAAATAATACATAGAGGAACAGGTCAGTTTATTTTAGAAGCAAATGAAGCAGCAGATATGTTATTTAAAACAGCTAACACAACCAGAATGATCATTGATTCTGGAGGTTCTGTTTGTATAGGAAATGATACAAGTCCTGACGATCACTTACACGTTAGACAAGCAACAAATAATGCTGTCTTTATGAGAGTTTCAAATAATGAGGGTTACGCAAGGTTTGGAACAGACGCAAATCACATGATGTTAGATAATGATGTTATTAATCTTAGAAATAGGGCTGGTTCTACAACATATTTAATTTCAAGTAGTAGTTTATTCGATATTAAAACAGCAGCAAAAGCAGATTCATTATCAATTACCAACAATATACAACCATCATCAGGTAATACAGACACTAAAGGTATAAATTTTGCACAAAATATTGGAGGTGGAACTGGAGATAAAGCTTATATTAGGTATTACAGTCAGAGTGGAGATAATACAAGATTACTTATTGGTATTGAGAATGATGCTGATGACGATATATACCTTAGTGGTAGTTTAGTTCATACTTCTAGTAATTTTTCTGTTAATGGAACTTGTACTGCATCAAGTTTTAGCGGTAATGGAGCTAACCTTACTGCTGTAAATGCTACAAGTGTAGATGGGATTGATTCTGGTTCATTCTTAAGATCAGATGCTAATGATACTTGTTCTGGAGTAATTAATTTTAGTGGTAGAAAAATAGGTCTTGGAGTTACTCCAGCTAGTACTTTTAATTCTTCTCTTAATGCAGCTATAGCTTTGGGAGATAACGATACTGGTATAGGTCAAAGATCAGATGGTCAATTGGAATTATGGGCTAATAATAATGAGATAATGAATCTTAGTACAAGTAGTACGGAGGGAATACTTTGTTTTAGAAATGTAGTTCCAGATGGAACTCGTGATTTAGGAACAAGTTCTAAACGTTGGAATAACTTGTATATAAA